ATGTTACAACACGAGTGCGTGGAATATCTAATTCTTTTGAGATTACTGTTGGGTCATTACCTTTAAGGTATTCGCTAACAACATTGTTTACCTGATCAAGGTGATTAACTAAGTCTTCTTCAGTTGACATACTTTCCTTCTAGTCTATTGATTTCATCCTTGATATAAAAGATAGCCTTCTCAAGGTCTTGAATAGTCTTAGACTCATCCTTAAGTCCCGCTCTCCAGAGATATTTAAATGCGTTACCAATATTAAAATTACGATGGCGTGTAATCTCTATACATTCAACACCAGAAGGATCTGTTGTATAGTGTCTTGGGTGATTTACTTGATCAACCGTGATTGTTAGATTATCACTCATCAGACTCGTCTTCTTCCCATTCAAATGCTTCTGGCAATCCCTTTAGTGCTGTAAGGACATAGGTTATTCCAACTGCACCTGCAATACCTAAACCAATTAAAACTTTTTGCGCTTTATTCATCGTTTTGACTTCCTTAATCCAAATTTAGCAAGATAAACGTAGATTGTTTCTACGCTTGCTCCACACTCTTTAGCGATATCTTCTGGACTTTTTTTGTCCATTAAATAACGTTTGCGTAGCCAAACTTCGCTTGTATATAGTTTACCAGCCATGATGTTATTTGTCAACCCCTATCGCTTTACCCCAATTACTTAATGCCCAATGCCCAATTCCACAGGCATCAGCAACATCATTATCAGTAATAGTTCTATCATAAATTGTATTAATAAATTTAATTGTTCTTTCTTTACGAAGGTTTCTTTCATAAGACTTATACCAAGAAATAGATTTACCAGGATTCTGTGAGCGTATAAAAAGTTGCTCATCTTTGGATATTTTTTTATTTCCAATATAGTTTTGCCAAGTAATTGGGGAAACCTTGCCTATAACTTTGGTTCCAGTCTGTCCTGCTGATCCAAGTATTGCACCTTGAACCAATGCAAGATCTGCAGCAGTCTTAGGACTATTCATAAATACCGTATGCTCAATAATTATTGCTTCAAAGCCACCGTACATATCTAAGAATGCTTTGACTTTTTTACCAGCATCCATAACCTTTTCATAGGTATCTTTACCTTCAAAATTAATTTTGCCAAAACTAATAAGGTCTTTTGTAAAAGTATCAAACATGGCAAATGCAAGGCTATTTGTACTTGCATCAATGGCACATATTCTTTTGGGAATAATTTCAAGCCCCCATTTATTCTTGCTCATAATCAAAGAAACCTTTCAAATCTTTTAACATTTTGTCAACTGCTTTTTTGCTAACATTACAATTAGCACAAAACCCTGAATCGTTGTAGATAGAAAGTGATGTATTGCAACCACCAAGGCAACGTCTATTTTTTCCTATTCTTTTCTGTCTACGAGTGATATGATATCTTTCTGCAATTTTATCTTTAGTTGCAGCATCTCTACATTCCGAACTACAGTAAATTTGGTAACTTACCTTTGGAGTAAAATGATTATCACATCTATCACAAAGTTTCAATCAGCCCCTCCATGGATTTGATTTTAATAACTCCAGTACCTGCTTCATCACAGGCTGCTTTGATAGGACAGGTTTTACATATTTTTGAGTTAGCACGATAGTTTTTTGTTGGAAGTGTACGATCTACCCAAGCCTTACGAACTTCACGCATCCACTGAAAAGCATTGTCAATCCATTCACGATAGTTATCATCTACTTCTACTGGAAGAATTAAGAGTTCGTGGTTATTTTTGTTTTCATAAATAAGCACACCCTTTTTCTTACCTAAAATTTTCATATAGATAAGTAGTTGAATTAGGTGACCAGTCTTAGGCTTCATTGAATTCTTACGATATTCAAACCCTTCATTGAGCATTGTCTTGATTTCTCCGACAATCTCTTCACCTTCCCAGTCAAGCATTGCATCACCGTATCCGAAGATCGGTGGATCATCATATCTAATCTTAAATTCTGTTGTTGGTTGATTATCGTCATCACGATATATCTTTGCAACACCAGCATTCATCATTGCGTCTTGAATTCTTGCGTGTGATAAGGTTCCAGCAGTCATATTTGCTGCACCGTAAGCATCTGCATTGTCTTCAAATGTTTGACCATCAAAGGCTAAGTACCAGTAGCGTGGGCATTCTCCGTGGCTATAGGCAATTGTAGATGGAGCAAAGGTCTTCTTAGTTTGGAACTTTGGACCACGATTAATCACATATCCAGATTTGATCTTTTCGATTAAGGCTTCTGAATCAATGATATTATTTTTCTTTGAAACACTTTTAAGCATAACTTGCTGTAGTAAACTTTTCGTCATTATATCCCCTTGTTTTATATAAGTATAGCAGGTTTAGCGCATTATGTATTTAAGTGCTGATACTAAGTTATTAACTGCCTCTGCAGCCGTGTAGTAAATGTTCTTTTTTGCTCTATTGTTTTTATCAACATTTGCCATCCAAGTAGCCTTTAACGCTAACTTTCCTGCAATTGCTTGAAGCCGTACAATTTCAATTGCTGCAACTGGCATAGGAATGTCTGGTTTAATGATTAACTTAGCAATCATTGTTAAGGCTGTGTTAAGTTCTTCATCCTGCATAAACTCAGCAATCTCTGCCAAACCATTAATCATCTCTAGCGTTGTTTGTCCTGTACCTTCTGTCATCTTATTCTCCTTCTATTAACTGTTCTAGTAGTTCTAACTCTATTATAGCCAGACGCACCTTCTTTGTACCCTCGCCCAATACGATAACTAAGGCTGGATCCATACTCTTTTTTAGGGCATCTGTAACTACCTTTGCCCAGACATCTTGATTTAAAGTAAAAGATTTTGAGCATTCTTTAAAGTCTAATACAAAGTTGTGCCAAGAAGCATCTCCTTTAGTATTATTTCTACCCGAGTTTTTGTGCTGTTTAGCACCTATTCTCTTGGACTCTCCACGTTCACTCATTAGAAAAATCTGCCTTTTTCTTTTTCTCTGGCATTAAACTAACTTTAGAGACGTGCTTTAGTTCACACATCCAGGTTGCATCACCGCTTTCAACCCAAAGTCTAAGAGACTTTACCTCTTCTCCACATTTTTTGCAGGGAAACTTGCCAGGAAATACTTTAAATTCTTTAGCCATCTGTTAACTTTTTCTTTAATTCTGCTTGTAGATTAAGGTCTTCTTTAACACGGTTAATAAAACCATCTCTACCCTGAACCTTAGTCCCATCATCTAGTTGATACCAAGCACCAGTTCTATTTACAAGGCCTGCTGCTTCCGCTGTATCTACAAGATCTCCAATAGAGTCAATTCCAATTTCATCTCCTCTAAAATAAAAGTCATACTCGCCTGATTGAAATCCTGGAGAAGTTTTTGAAAACTGCAGTTCCCATCTAATCTTTCTTCCAACCTTTTCTTCAATCAACTTATCGCCAATCTTAATCTTGCCTTTAATGGCTTGATTATCAGATTCTGATGAGAACAGTTTAATAACTGTTGACGAGTAAAATTTAGTAGCCTGCCCACCCGTTGGTTGCTGGCTTGTATACATTGCATTAATATTATTACGAGACTGAGAAATCAGTACAAACAGTGTAGGCTTAACCTTATTATTAGCATAGTTAATCATCTTCCAAGCATTAGAGAAGTCACGAGACTCTGCACCAATTTGCTTAGTGTTTTCTAGTTGTTTAAGTTCGTCTGAATCTTTTTCAAAATAAATTGCTGGTAGCAAAGAGGTAATTGAATCAACAACCACAATATCAACACCAGCGTTAATTAGATTTGTTCCTACATCAACCATCTCATTAATAGTACGAGCCTGTGAATAAATAAGTTGGGATGAGTCAACTCCAAGTCTTTCTGCCCACTTTGGATCGTATGACATTTCTGCATCAATCCAAGCACAGATCTTTCCTTCCTTCTGCGCTAGACCTATCATCTGAAGGCATAGAGAGGACTTTGCAGAGGACTTAGAGCCCCATACAAGGACTTGACGACCATAAGGTAGTCCACCTGCCAGAGCACGGTTTAAACCAAAACTTGGGGTCTCTGCATACTCTGTTGGAGGTACTGAGTCTCCAATCATAATAGTCTTACGCAACTTAGGGTTAAGTTGTGCTAGTACTTCTTCCATTGTTACAGCCATTAGAATCGTACCCCGTGCTTTTCTGGACGAGTTTTATTAAACTCTACCTTTTCTCTTAACATTTCATCAAGTGATAATTTAGTATAGCCAGCCTCTACCACTCCAGCATATAGATCAAGTGTGCGGATTATAATGTCTGCAAACTCTTTTGTGATTTCTTCCTCACCTTTATCTTTACGAATGGCTTCCATTACCTCTGTTACTTCTGAAACAATCATCATACATTGCTTAGCAACAAAAATATCGTCAACATCTTCAGGCCAAAAGCCTTTTTCTACTGCGACTTCATGCAAATTAATTGCTAGATTATCAAATATATTATCGTACATTTACTTCCTCCATTATCACTGTTCCATCTTTAGTCTTTCCAAACTTAAACTTATATGAGTTACCTTCTTCAATGTGCATATATGCCTGAGCAAATGCCGTAGGAAAAACTGTAACTGCATGTAAATCTCTTGATGTATCTGCCAAGGTAAGAGTAGCCATCTTCTTGCCAGCCTTAGTAATTCTTGGTCTAAAAGATACAACAAACATTTCTTCTTCTGTAAATGGTAACTGTCTATAGTTTAAGAACTTTACCAAAGCGTGTGGAGAAGTTTTAATCTCCTCAATTGGAATAGCAGAAACAATTCGATTATCTGTTGCAAGAAGAAGATATGTTTTTCCTGGCTCAATAGTTGTCTGCTCTTCATCAAATATACCAATGGATCCAGTCTTATCAAGAACTTCTACTCTTGACCAACCAGTACCACGCTTAATAGCCTTTACCATACCCATTAATATGAATGAGCCCTTTTCTTCAAAGTCACAAACCTCTTGAATAAAAGCGTGATAGTGAGAAGGAACTGTAATATTAAACTCTGGAAGGTTTAAGTATTCATATAGGTTCTCTTTAATCTCTTCTTCATTACGTGGATTATCAGGGAAGTTGGCTGCACCAATTACTCTAAGTGCTTGAAGTGCACGGCTATTCACTCCATTACCCTTTGTAAAAGTAAACTCCTCAAGTTCTTTGTATGACTTGAATGGTCTAGCAGCAATATACTTTTCAGCAATATTATCTGAGATATATTTGATTCCTGTTAAACCAAAGCGGATACCCTTGCCTTCAATCTTAAAGTCAGCATCTGAATCATTAATGTGTGGCAACTTAACAGGGATACCCATACGCTTAGCCTCAATCAGATACTCTGTACGACCATCTTTATCTTTTTCATTTTTAAGAAGGGCAAACATAAACTCAAGAGGATAGTGATACTTTAACCACGCCGTCCAATACGAGACAGTACTGTAAGCAACGGCGTGTGATTTGTTGAACGAATACCCAGCGTGTGCTTCAAAATCATGCCAAAGATCCAAAGCATTATTAGGGGAGATAAACTTAGAAGCACCAGAAACGAAACGATCCTTGAACTCATCAAACTCTTTAGCATCTTTTTTCTTTCCAATGATTTTTCTAACTTTATCTGCTTCCGACATGGACATACCGCCAAGGTGTACGCATGTCTGCATAACTTGTTCCTGGTAAAGAACGCAACCATAAGTGTCTCCTGTAAACTCTTTCATAATTTGGTGGGTATAAGATACATTTTGCTTTCCGTGTTTACGAGCAATGTAATCTTTACCAATAGTATTCATAGCGCCTGGACGAACTAATGCATTTGATGCAGCAAGTTCATTAAGGTTTTTTACGCCCATCTTTACTAGAAGGTTTGTATATGGTGTTGCTTCACATTGAAAGACACCCTTTGTGTATCCACTAGAAAGCATCTCATATACATTTGCATCATCAAGGTCAATCTCTAATAGGTTGATATCTCTAAAGTGATTTTTCTTAATCATATCAACAGTATCTTTAATTACACTAAGAGTCTTTAGACCAAGTGCATCAATTTTAATTAAACCAATTCTCTCAGCCTCTTCCATATCAACACCAACAACAGGGATTCTATCTGAACTACCAGTAGCAGAACGAGTCTCCATTGGTGCATGTCTGAAGATAGGCTCCTTAGAGGTAACAACTCCAGCAGCATGAATACCTGTGCCACGAATACGACCACGAAGTTT